GGCGGCGCATCTCACCGGCAGTCGGTTGCTCATTGCTGTCCAGCGTGACGTCAATCGATAACGCCGGTTCTGGACTCATCTGGGTGAGTGCGTATGCATCCATCGCACTAGCTGACGTAAAGCGATCATCTTCCAAGGGGTCGCCAGGCCACAGACCCCATTTAGCAACCGAATCGTTGTCGGTCACTAGATGCGGCTGAAAGTAGTACTCTGTCGTGTCACTATCCCCGGTGTCTTTGCTGGCACCTGTGACTTGCAGCTGATTGACCATCTCCGTCGCGTCCGAGGTCAACTGCACCTCAATTGTGTTGTGGAGGTAATCAATACGGCCGCCCAAGTCTTTTTGCCAGGCGGCCGCACTATATACCACTATTTTTTTGTTGTCCGGATAGATGACTGCCTCCGGCCACGTCTCCACAATCTTGCTCAGCATGTCTGACCCGCTGCCATTGCCTAGGTCGGTAATCTGCTGGTTGTCAAACGTACCTTGCACGTCATACGTATAGCCCAGCGAATTTCCGTCCAAATAGTACGCTAGGACGTCCTTGGGCTGATACGTCATCGTGCCGGTACGGGTGTTGTACTGGCGAACACGAGACACCTGCGTGTATATGTGAGTTGCCGTCACTTGTACGCTCGCCAAGCCTTGGCTAAAGTCAGGCACCACCTGGGCGATGACGTATTGCTGACCGGCAAAGTACACGGACGACAGTGTGTCGAGCATACTGTACGCAACTGAACCGTCCGCAATTGCTGTAAATTCCAGCTGCCAGGTGCTGTTTTTTTGCCACTGAATGTTAAAGGTGTCCGGTTTGACGCTTGCCAGGGGCTCACGGTAGGCACTGCCAAGCCCTTGGACGGTTAGTTTATCCAAGATAAATAAATGGAAAGCTGAAAGTGCAATCAATCGCGGTTGTGCCTGTGGCCGTGATTGTGTTCCAACCGGGATCCAGGGTGATTGTCCCGTAGTCCGTATTTGCACTTGCTGGCTTGCCATTTAAAGTTGTCGCGATGCCATCAAGGATGATGGTGTCCGCTTGTGTCGCCGCCTTAGTGTACGTCCACGCTGAATTGTTGGTAGTGTTCGTAAGCTTGCAGCTGTTACCCGCGAATTTCGTCGTGATTTTTAAGTCATGACGCTGTTCGTAGGGGTCGATTACAATGTCACTCGCATTAAACACGCGCATGGTTGTGGACGTAAAGTGATACTCTGGGTCAGCGTCTAGCGGGCGATTCATGCCAAACTCTTCGATGGTCATAATATCTGAATTATTGACGCTGTACCGATACCCGCTGGGGTTATCAAACGGGATAGTAAACGTCGCGTCGTGCGAACCGTCCGCAATCAGTGCCAACTCAAACGCGGTAGGTAGTACATACTCACACACGTATGGTTCCGTGTCTGTTCGCAGACGGTGTATTTCGCGACCTCCAAACAGCTTGTAAATTTCGTGCTTAGCGAGTAAATAGTCCTCCCACGTCCCAAAATGCAGCCAAAACTTCGCGTTGACTGTATTTTTATCGTAGGTCATTGAAACCACTGACTGCCCATCAACCGCAGTGTCCTGGTCATACGTGTTCGTTACGGCCGGACTGGCAGTCGATAGATCCAGTAGCTGTAAACCTTCAATGACTTCTGATACGGCCACCTCATCGCTGCTGTTTGTTTTGACGTAAAGCTCACTCAATTTACATTCCCCCTAAATTAAAACGCCTGCATATCATGCAAGCGCTGGTCTTTAGCCATCTTTTTGTACATCGTCGGCATATCCATACCGCTATTCTGGATGGCCGTTATTTGGTCGGCTGACAAGCCCAGGAGCTGGGCAAACATTGCCAGCAGCCGGTCAAACTTTGCGTTCATCTCGGCCAGCACGTCGGAATTATCAGTACCCACCGTAGCCGCGCCGCCGTTAATTTGGTTGACGGCCTTGGTCAATAGCTGCCACGAGCGACTAGCCTTTGATGGGCTCATCGGCATGATGAGCTCTGGGCCGGCTTCCCCAGTCAAACGGTACTGTGCACCGTTGACGATACCACCATTGGCATAGCCTTCGGGCCCACTTACACGCGTAAAGGCACTAGCACCACGGCCATACTTGGCGGCCATGTAAGCAATACCGGCTAGTAAGTCGTCATACCCGTTGTAAATATCGTTGTGGCCCTTAAATTTATACGCCTCAAAGGTTGGTTTGATGGTCTGCACTAGCCCCATCGACGGGATACCCTTCTTGGCGTTGCTGTCCCACAAGTTGATAGCCTTAGGGTTACCATTGGACTCACGCTGAATAACACGCATCCAAGCGGCCACCTGTGAAGCCGTCGCTTCAAAATGGTTAGCCTTGAGGGCCTTGATGACGTATGGCTTCCAGCGCGCGGCTCCAGAGCCACTAGGATTTTTGAGATCGCTATTGTCGACCGCATCCTTAAGCTTGGTAAATGCCTTGGCTACCCAGTCAATGGTCTTGTCACGCATACCACCGGAAGCGCTCTGTGCAAGCGTGCCGACTTTTGGAACAGACTTAACGTCGAAAATCTTGGCCGCTAAGTTTTTGAGTGTGTCGACTGGGTGGGTAATCGCATCAAACATCGACACGGCCGTATCACTGATTTTGTCCATGATATTAGACGCACCGGACTTGATTTTATTAATAAAATCATCCAGCCCTGAAGTGCCGCTGGCATAGCCCGGTAGAATGCCGCCATACGTGCCAGCCATCAACCGTGCAGTGTCCTTAGCATTCAGGATGTACTCACCACTCCGGACGTCCGCAAATTGGGCACCGTGTGCGCCTAGGACGTCCACAGTCTTGCTATACGGTGAGTATCGGAGCTCGGGCCCTGCCTCACCGACAAGTGCCTTAGACGTTGCCCCGACAGAGCCACCAGAAGCATATCCGTAAGCTGGCCCGCCAATTTGACTATAGTTGTAAGATCCTTTAGACGTCTTAACCTCGTCGCCACCGACAGCTTTATTAAACTTATTCCACCAATCCATCAGGCCGCCAAAAATGTTGCCAGTGCCACGTGCTTGCTTAGAACTGGCGTCCATTGAACTGTTGGCTTGCTTGATGGCATGATTAACAACTGATTTTGACTGTTGTGCCGCATAGTCGTTTGAGCCAACTTGCTGCTGTCTTGCTTGTTCAACAACAGCTTTTTGCTGTTTGGTGATAGCATCCTTAACTGATTGATATTGGTTGTACGCGTGTTTAGTGACCTTTTTGTACTGGTCATCAGCGGCACTGTTGGTATCATCACGTTGCTTTTGAGCCTTTTTTACAGCATCATCGTATTGGCTTTTGGTGATTGACTTTGAATCTCTATATTCATGTTCGGCAATTGCTTTACTTGACTTGTACCGGTCGTTAGCAGCCTTTTTGATGTCATCACGTGCGTCACGTGCCGGTTTGACTGCGGCGTTGTATTCATTCTTGGCGTTCTTGGCAGTGTTAGACAATTGCTCATTGCTTAGTTTGCCTTTTTCCTTGGTGAGCTTTTCTAGCAGTTTAGTCTGCTGACTAGCACCTGCACGCACTGTGGATGTGATTTTACTGTTGTTCTGTATCTGCGCCTTGACGCTGCTATTTGCGTAAGACTTGTACGCCGCCAGAAGCTCTTTGTTCTTCTCCTTCTCGTACTGTTCGGAATTCTTGCCGTATTTTTGGGCAATGGACTGGAGCTTTTTGGTGCCACCATTGGCGATTGTTTGCGCTTTGATGTAGTATGCCGACGCGTCTTTTTGCATTGCCGCATAGGTGGCCTTTTTGGACTTAGCTTCCGCCGCGTCAGCCGCTTTCTGCTTCTTAAGTGACTTATCAGCTTGAGCTTGCGTCATCTGACCGTTATTAACCAATTTTTGCAGGTCTTTGGCAGATGCCGCTTCCTTATTTTTATAGTAGGAATCAACCGACTTCTGCATCTTGGCATACGTGCTGTTAACTGATGCCGCTGACTTAGCCAATGTCTTGGGGTCAGTTGACATCGACACAACTAGCTTCTTGCTTAGTGCTTTAGACGCCTTAGTAAAGCTATTGCCAAGAGCTTTATCATCCACATCAATCTTGGGCGATGGGACTTTGAGCCCAGCCGTCGCGTCGTGGTAAGACTTGGCGATGGCCTTAGCCCAGCTCTGGGCCGTCTTGGTACTACCTAGGACATCACCAATAGCAAAACCAATTCCGGCCCCAGCCGCAGTACCAGCTCCGGGAATTATACTACCGAGAGTTGCACCAATACCGGCACCAATTGTTGCACCAGTTGACTTCGAAGCAGCGCTAATTTTGTTCCTATTCGTTGGGTTAACAAGAGATTTTACGATCGATCCACCAACGTCGATGACGGCACCAACACCCGCAATTGCCCCGGCCGTGTTGCCGACACCCTTTGCTAATACCATTCCGCGACTGGTTGAAGCGGCCGCTGCCCCAACCTCTGTTGTCGCACCGGTCGTCACTGTTGGTACGCTTACCTCTGATTTGCTTAGTGTGCTGAAATTACCGGCAATCTTACTAAACAACTCGCTGTTAGCTAAATCGTGAAGCTTTGAGTACACTCCGCCAAGCGCTGTAGCAAATCCCCATGCTTTTTTAGCCATCCACAGACCGGCGATAATCTTAACGGTGTTCTGAATGCCTTCTTTGTTTTTGACAATTTGGTCAAGTACAGAGTGAACAGCACCAAGCGGATTCTTTAGTGCATCAGCATTTTTTGCTGATATACCGAAAAACTGGCCCACATGTTGGATGACTGTGGCAAAAATGCTCCAAACCTCACCACCGGCGATTTTAGCAATAGTGACTAGATCCTTTGCACTACCGGTGACATCGGCGCGATGTTCAGCCAGGTATGTCAATACATCTTTTGTGTGTTCAGCGATAGATTTGAGTGCATTACCTAAGTCGGTTGCTGACTGTTGGACGATGGAACTGCTCATGAGACTAGCTAACTGACTCATACCGGAGTTGTTAACGTCCAGTAGTGGCGCGGCCATCTTCTTCTTGAGCTGGTCCCATCCGGCAGACATCTGGGCTTTAGCCCCCTCAGCCGTCTTACCAAATTCCTTGTATACGCCATCAGTATTTTGCCCAGCCTTGGCAATCAGTTCCAAGAACTTATCACTGCTAATTTTGCCGTTAGCAACCATGTCACTAAAGGCTTTTTGGCTCACACCAGCAGCACTAGCTAGTGACGCACCCAAAGCGGGAGCTGTTTTTTCCATTCGAGCGAGTGTGGAGCTCGTTAATTCTCCTGAAGCGACTGCTCGGGTCATGGACTTGGTCAGTCCAAGTACTTGGTCGCCAGACAGCCGACTAGCAGTGCCAATACCAGCAATACCGGCAGTAATAGCTTCTGTTTGGTCGGTATTGCCTTTGGTCATGGTATCGATAGTCTTTTGCATCTGGCCTAAATTGGAGATGGTAATACCAGACTTAGTGTTTAACTCGGCCACTTGACTGCCAAGCGACTTTACGTCATCTTCAGACTTGCCCATCGCTGACCACGCGGCGGCTGATTTTTCGCCGGCTTCGGCCAGTTCCAAACCACTTGTGATAGTTTCTTTTACGCCATTACTAAAACTAGTCCAAGCACTTGAGACTGCGTTAGTGATTAGTCCGGCACCAACAAACTTCTTCATCAGGCCGGAACCTTTTTCGGTCTGGTCATTGACGCCAACAATCTTTTCACGCAATGTCGAAAAGATGCTAGGGTTAGTTTTGCTCATCTCGGACTGTAAATCTGTCATTTCAGTCTTTGACTTAGCTAGCGCCGTGGCCGTTTCGTTGACGCGAACCTTTTGCTTGGCATACGCGTCACTGGTTGCACCAGACTCAGCTGCTATGCGCTTGAGTTCGGCTTCTTGCTTTGCGTACTGCTCGGACAGATTGACCAGGCCAGATTTTAGTCCGGATAGTTTGGCCTTCTGCGCGTCCTCTTGGCGACCTTCGGCTTCTAGTCGGGCGACGTAACTTTTGGACACTTCTTGTGTCTGTTTGTAGCCTTTTTGCAGGTCTGCCAACCCGGTAGCATAATAATCCATGCTGTCTTTAGCCCGACGCTGTTGTGCTTCGTAGCTAGCAAGTTGGTTGGTGGCCTGCGAGATTTCCTTTTCCAGCTTGGCATAGGCAACCGTGCCTTTGTCGGACGACGTGTCGACTTCATCTTGTTGACGCTTGAGTTCAGCCAACTTAGCCTTTTGAGCGGTGATGGTGTCACCTAAGCCTTCAAACTTGGCCTTGGCTGCGCCTAAATTGTCGCCAACAGATTTTAGTTGGGTGGCGTGTGCCTTCCATTCATTATTGACGGCAGATACGGCGGCCTTCAGACCAGCCATACTGTGGATGGCGGATAGGGTGTCAACTGACACCTTGGTCGCCATTTCATTTTCAACCTTCAATTTTTTAACCTCCTTCCCGCATTATTTATCGCGACGATGGAATTCGGCCGCACTGATTGGCCGGTCGTCGCGAGAACGGGCCGACAGCAATTCGGTTAGCTCGTTAAACTCCTCGTCCTCTACTTGTGAGGGAGCGAGACCGTTAAATAGCAGCTGTTGCAGTAAGTAATTGATGTCCTCCTGGTCATTTTTATAAGCCAGAAGCATCCGCATTTTTACTGCTCGTCTTTTTTTGGGTCCATATCCTCAGCAGCTTTTTGCTCGGCCTCAAACTGTTCTTCCGGCTTACCATTGATGCGGTCAATGACGTACTGGGCGTATTGAGCGGCTTCCACATCGTCGATAGTATCTTCGACCGTTTCGCGTTGCCGCTTGGTCAGTTTTAATATATTCGCGATAAAATCAATCGTGTCATCGAGTGCCTTTTCGTCTTGCTGGCGTTGGGCAATGACCGCCTTGGTTACTTCTTCAGCAGATGATTCATCGGTTAGCTTGCTAATTGGCCCGTGGCCGTTTGAGCCCAAGTCCCACCTGAGCATCTCAATCATCATGGCGTTAGCTTCACGCCGGCGCCGGATGGTGACTTTAATGTCGACGGGCTTCTTAAGCCCAATCGCTTCCGTTTTTAGCGTAATCAATTGCGTTTCCTCCTATAAAGTACTCGTCTCATTTTTCTCGTCTCTGTCAATTCTCAATTATTCAGCCGATACCGTGATCCCCCCGTCACCGGTTGGGGTCGCTGTAACCCCAGACGGGGCTACGGTTTTGGGGCAGCAGTCGTCGTAGATGTGGTAGTAGTCGAGCTGTTCGGCAACTCGTAGCCACCAAACACCTCTGCATACATTGCCGCTTCGTCAAAGCCTTCGTCGTCGCTGTAGTACTGCTTGTAGCTACGCTGAACACCTTTGTCATCCAGGAAGATACCATCGCGCAGTGGGTCCAGCACGTCGTACTCATAGGTGGCGTTGTAGTCCACTTCGGAGTTCGTGTTAGTCCCGTGATTCCGACCGACTTCAATCATTTCCCCATTGGCAAAGCAGTCATAGTCTTTATTGCCGTCGAAATCGAGAGAGCAAATCATGATA